CCTTGGATAACAAGTATTGGGAACAGCAATGCCATTACTATCAGGATCACTAATAGTGTATAAACTCTTCGAAAAGTTCAGCAGCTTCCTCACGGGAGCGTGCTATCTCTTCTCATAAAAGTTTGTACCTAGTAGCTTGTTTCTTGACTAATGCTTTCTGTGTCCAATCAATATTAGTGATATTAATTGCTACGTCCTCTCGGGCCAGATCTTTGATCAGGTCTCAAGTAGGATCAGCGTTAAGCAACACTGATTTACTTAAATCCTTTTCAATCGTTTCAAAACTGAAACTGTAGATCCAGAATCCGGGTCCCACTAACTTAAGTAGGAATTCTAGTATCCTATGTGGCCAATTCTTGCAAGAATAAACTTTAAATCAATTTTCATAGAAATAAAGTTTGTTTTGTTCGAATTGCTTAAGAGCTTCCCTCTTATCATTAACTCTTAATTGCAGTAATGCATTAAAGATATGATATCGCAGGACAGGTAGGTAATTTACTGTAGCAGAGAAACACCACATTAATGTATTAACATTTATGGGGCTCTTGCTATCTTCAGTAAAGTTACTTAAACCGAAGCTAGCCCACAACACATTGTTGGCTTGAGAACGAGTAGTTTTACTCTTTCTAAAGTCAGCAATCATATCTAGAAGGTCTCGGAAATTAGTGATTAAACCTAAGTTTCAAGCTTCGCGCACAAACACGGGAAGATAATTAGTATCACGTATTAGTCTGAGGATTAACCCCGGACCAATAGGTGTGATATTAACAGTCTTACCTTGTCAACGTTTTGCAAATTCGCAAAATTTTGATGATTCAATAGACTTTGAAAGATTAATCTGAACACCAAGACTCGTCATTAGAGTTAAATAATTTTTAGCAACGATAGAGTTAGCAATAACAATATCATCACCTAAAACTATATAATCTCTAAAATTCAAAATCCCAGCTTGTATTGCGGCACATCTCACAATAACATGATGTGTTAGAGCGAGCATAGCCCAACTACTATAAGCACCCATTGGCTGACCAACGGCATACTTATAATATTGTCCTTCGTAGTATCAACTTATATCTAATAAATTAGATCAAGATGATCCTAAGCCAGGGACAATACAATTTAAGATGTCACTTTGTAAGATTATTGGAATACGATCTGTGGCGGCACTCAAATCAAAGGAGTGATACATAACATCGTCAGGTAGTCGCTCTAAGAAAGAACTTAGAGCACCATCTTGATCGAATGTAGCATCACAATCACCAAATCTCTTAAGAGTTCTAAATATGGCGTCATGAACTGGTTTAAGACTAACTTGGATTCACCATGAAGTAATAGCAATTACTCTGGCTTTCCCAGCTTGATCATAAACCACACTCAGGCGTCCTAATAGAATATCTTTAAGCTTACCACTTAATTTAAGAATTAAGTAAGGTGGGAAACTAATAAGTAATAGGAAACTAACTCAAATCGATACTCAATTCATTCCATTATATCGGATTAAAGCTAAATAGCTTTTCCAATTATAGAATGCAAGAGCATCAACTGAGGCTGATCATGAACTCTTTGTAGAATTCGGACCAGCTGTTTCTAACTTAAGAAGTTTAGGTTTGGAAACCTTAAGAGTACGTATGTGTAAGTCCTTCAAAGCCGATTTAATTAAATCTAAATCAATAGATTTAGTTAAACCAGTGAACGGTGATACAATAGTATCTAAATTCACTCTCGGGGATGTTGGAAATACTCTAAACATAGATAGTACAGTAAGAATACAAACTATAGCCCTTTTATCTTTAATAAGATCTTTATTATAAAGAATCTTTCTTAAGGACAAAGGAACTATAGTAGGTAATCCATGGTGATCAAGACGTAAGCAGACACCTCTTGGTGTTATACTATGGTCCTGATCAGCTAGGTAACGAGAAATTATTCTTAATGATTCTTTGAGGTAGAGAAAAGTCAATTTTCATCCACTTCGATTAATCAATAGAACAATCCTCTTACCCAATAGTAAGAAGGCAGTGCTGTGTTCTGACATACATGTTATCCAAATGGTTTTTCTAATGAGTTTAGGAATTTCGAAGATTCGAATCCAAACTTTATTAGATAACCTTTGTCTTTTAATATTGAAAATGTTATTTAACATAAGTAGATTTTAAAAGGCATCGGGATGTTCACCGATATAGCTACAGGATCTATCCAGCTCTCCGCGGACCGTACTATTGGCTTTTTCATTATGGCCATTAGCACTACGCGCCTACGAAATCTACGATCGTCATGAGTAGCCTCGCGTTACTGAAGCTATACTACACATGTCACCACATGTAGTAGCACTAGCACTGATTATTGTATAAATTTCGTCTTCGTTTCAC